ATCTGGCGCGCCATCGCGCCCGAAGCCTTGGGAGCCCGGCGCCGCGCCTCGTCGCGGATCAGGTTGCCGCCGGCGCGCATGCCGGCCTGCAGCGGCTTGCCCTGGACAGCCTTCGGCAGGCCGCGCAGCGATTTCAGCAGGCCATCCAGCCCCTCGATCTCGATGCGTTCAGCCATCGGACACGCCCGCAATGGCGATGATCGCCAACTCGCTCCGGTCGTTGCTCGGGGCGATGCTCTTGATGTCGAAGTGCCGCCCACGCATCACGATCCGCCATTGCGGATCGACCTCGCGCGGCCGGATGTCGATGCGCACCTGCTCCCGGTGGCGGTCAGCGCCGGCGGCCACCGCCTCGGTCGTCGCGGCCAGGTTGTTGGTCACCTTGGCCCAGACCGAAACCACCTCGGACCACTCAGGCTTGCCGGCGCCGCCGAGCGGGTCACGCTCCACGGTCTTGCGCTCGAACCGGATGCGGGTTTGCAGGTCGCCGTCGTGCAGCGTCACGGCATCATCCTCCGTCGATAGTGGCGCAGGAACGACTCAGCGCCCTGGGGAAGCTCCACTGCGGGCGCGCCTACAACCACGTCCGAGCGGTTCGCATACAGGTGCCCGATGGTGAGCAGGATGGCCGTGACGATGCTCGGATTCACGACAATGCCGTGGATGCACGCACCGGCTTCCGCCATCGCTTCCTCATAGGCCAACTCGGCCAGGCGGATGGCGGCCGTCCTCTCGTCCCGGTCCTCGATGAAGGTGGCCGCCGCCAGCGCCTCGGTGCGCGCCGTGGCGGCGGCCCGAACGCCGGCGGGGTATGCCGAACGCGCCGTCGCCAGCGCCTCCGGCGTTTCGTAGATGCGGCGATTGAGATAAGCCTGGGCGGCATCCACCGCGCCATCGATGGCCGTCTGCAGCTGATCCGCCGGATAGTCGGCCTCGACTCGCACCTGCGAGCGGGCCTGTGCGAGCGAGACAATTGGCATGTCAGTCCTTCTTGCCTTCGGCCAGCGCGGCGGCGAGCTTGTCCACGCCCCAACGCTTGTCGAACGTGATGCCGGCCGCTTCCAGCTTGGCGATCAGCTCCGCCTTCTCTTCCTGGTCGGGGCCTCCCGAGGACTTGCCGTCGGCCAGCGCGCCGGACGCGCGGGCGCCGGCTTCCAGTTCGGGCGGGCACTCGTCGCCGGCCGCGAACTCGGTTGGGTAAATCTCGCCATCGCGCACGCCGCGAAAAGGCTTGGTCAGTTTGCTCATGACTTCTCCATGCAGAGCGGGCGGCTGAAGCCGCCCACCCTTGGTTATCGACCCTCGACCCGGTTACGCGGCGATCTTCAGCGCGCGCATCGGCTCCGGGTTGTGGACGCCGCCGCCCACACGCTTGGTCGTGTAGAAGTGGACGTAGGGCTTGTTGGTGAACGGATCGCGCAGCACGCGCACGCCCTTGCGGTCGTACACGGTGTAGGTCTGCTTGAAGTCACCGAACAGCGCGGCGATGGCGTTGGCCGCCACATCCGGGATCGCCGCCACGTCCTGCACCGGGAAGCCCAGCAGGGTGGACGGCTGGCCGGCGATCAACGACGGCTGCCACAGGTAGTTGCCTTCGGTGTCCTTGAGCTTGCGCACCGCGCCCATCGTCTTGCGGTTCATGGCGAAGCGGGCGTTCGCGGTGAAGGCCGACGGCAGGTCGTACACCAGGTCGATCAGGCCGTCAGCGGTGATCGTCGCAGCCGCACCGCTGTTGATCGCGCTGATGGCGCCGAACGGGTGCTTCGCCGCATTGGCCCCGCCGGTGACGTAGGTCAGGATGCCGAACGGCTTGTTCACGCCGTCGCCGGCGAAGAAGCCCGCGCCCTCCTGCCGGGCGAACTCGGTATCCACTTCGCCGGACAGCCACGCCTCCAGGTCGATCTCCGAGTCGTCCAACAGCTGCTGCGTGGCGCCCGGGTTGGCATACACCTCGCCCCAGCCGAAGCCCAGCTGCTTGAGCTTGCCGGTCGCGGTCGCGGGACGCGCATCTTCCTCGCCGACCCAGCCCGAAGCGGTGCCCCCCATGTTGTACAGCTTGGTCAGGCCGGTGCCCGAGCAGGGGACCACGTTCGCCAGCTGGCGCATGTCCGACAGGACGACGAGGCGGTCGGTGATGGTGCGGTCCCACTCGACCGGCGCCAGGTAACCGCCGTCATCGGCCACGCCCTTGTTCATCGCCGCCTGCACTTCGCCCTTGCGGAAGTGGGCCAGGAACGCGCCGCTGTACTCCGCATCGGCCAGCGTATCGCCGCCGGCCGCGCCGCCGCCCATCTGGATGGCGGCCAGCTGGGTATTGGCAGCATCCACCGCGGCCTGCAGCCGGGTGATTTCGCTGTTGATGTTGTCCACCTTGAGCGCCTGGAGGGCGTCGGCGTTGCCCTTCTTGACCTCCTCCAGCTGCTCGTTGTGCTCGGCCTTGAAGTCGGCGAATGCCTTGTTCAGCGCCTCGACCAGGGCGTTCACGTCGGGCGGGTTGCCGCCGTCAGCGCGCACGGAAACGAGACCGCGGGTCACGCGGCCTTTCGTCATGTTGCTCATTGATTACCTCGCTTACGCTTTTTTGATGGTGTTGAGCAGTCCTTGCAACAGGGCTGCCGTCTGGGTGTCGCCAGCGCACGGCGTGGCAGGTTCGGCAGCGCGCGGCTTGCCGGAAAACAGGTCTTTCAGGAGTTCGCGGCGGTCGGCCCGCGAGTAGCCGGCCTTCGTCAGGCTGGCCTCGACCATTGCCAGCGCCTTTGCCGGCGCCTTGGCCTTGTCGCGGCTCACCTTTGCCGGCGCCAGGCGCGCGTCCGCGAATCCCTTGCTGATCGCGTCGTCCACCGACATGAAGGTCTCTGCGTCCATCAGGGCCGCCACCTTCCCCGTGTCCATCCCGGAGCGGCTGGCGTAGACGGAAGCCATGTCCTGGTCCAGCGGCTCCAGCATCGCCATGGCCTTCGCCATGTCGTGCCGGTTGCCCACGGCCACGCCCCAGGCGTTGTGGATCATGATCCGGGAGTGGTCCGCCATCAGGATGCGGTCACCGGCCATGGCGATCACCGACGCAGCGGAGGCGGCCATGCTCAGGACGTGGACGGGCACCTCGCCCGCGTGCTGCCGCAGCAGGTTGTAGATGCCCAGCCCCTCGAAGTAGTCGCCGCCGGGCGAGTTGATGTTGACGGTCACCGCGCGCGGGCCGATGGAGCGCAGCGCCGCGGCGATGGAGCGGGAGGTGATGCCCTGTCCATCGATCCCCTGGCCGATTCGGCCGTAGATGGAGATCGAGGTCGCAGGGTCGGGCGCCGCCGCCTGCAATTCGGGCTGCCATGCGTCGATGGCGTCCTCGCGCACATCGAACTGCATGCCGGCCAGACCGGCATCGGCGCGGATTTCAGGCAGATTCCGGAGGCTCATCGGGCTTTCCTTTCTGGGTCATCGGGTTGCGCAGCTCGTTGGTGCCGGGCTGCTCGGATTCGGGGTAGTCCAGCAGGTCGCGGATCTCGTTCTGGGTGTGCCAGGGCGCGGTGCCGCCGGCGCCGAGTGCCTTGGCGAAGAAGTCGGCTTGGTCCTTCAACGTGCCGCGCATCAGCGCCCGGACGTTGAACTTCGCCTGGTACTGCTCCAGCTCGTGCTCCTGCAGGAGCGTGCGCTCGATGGCCTGCTCCCAGTTCGTGAAGTGCTCGAGCATCGTGTACTGCAGGAAGAAGATGCCCAGCTGCTCGATGCCGGCGCCCCAGCTGGTATCGCTCAGGAACAGGAGCGGCCGGGGCACGCCGTAGAGCCTGGCCACCTCCTCCACCTGTGCGCTGCGGTTCTCGACGTGCTGGGCCTCTTGGGCGGTGCTGCCGAACTTGTTGGCCTTGGCGTTCTCTTCCAGCAGCATCCACCGCTGCGCGGCGGCCGCTCCGGCGTACTCGGTGTCGAGCGACTGGCGCATGCGGGTATAGGCCGTCTCGCTCAACGGGCCGGGCACCTCAATGGCGCCACCGGCCATGTTGCCGGTCTCGAAGATCCGGCTCGCCGCCTTCTCCGCGTCCAGCGCCAGGCGAATCGCCCGGTCGGCCAGCTTCATGCGGGACAGCCCCACCACACCGTCGATGGACAGGTCACGCAGGTGGAATACCTCCTCCTGTTTCAGGATCACCTCCCCGCGCTTCTTCGAGTTGTAGCGATAAACCATCTTCCAGTCGTCACCCAGCTCCGAACGCACCGCAGTGCTGTCCAGCGGGATCAGGTGGATGGGGCGGCCTGCCGACCACACCACCCGCGCGTAGGCATTGCCGTGGCGCTGCTTCGCCAACTCCATCTGCCGCTTGAACTCCAACGGCGTCTGCCAGGGGTTCGGCTTCCGCTTCAACAGCCGGTGGGCCGGATGCTCAGACGCGACCCGCTTTTGCGGACCGGCTTCGATCAGGTTGATGGGCAGCATGCCGACCGTGCCGCAGATCAGCGACACGCAGCGCAGGACGGCCATGTTGCGCAGCTGGAAGCTGTCGTGTGCGCCCCCCTGCCCGGCGCGGATGAACTCCAGCAACGCCGGATCATCCATGCCGGTGAACTGGCGAGACTCGGCGCGCACGGGCTTGCTCTCCCCTTCGCCGCTCCAGATTCGCTCCAGCGCGCCGAGGGAGTCCTTGTTGAACCTGGACATGGGTTTCCTTATAGAAATCGGATTCCGCGCGTCTCGTACACGGAAGTGGCCGGGGTGAAGCTCGCGTGTGCCGCGCCGATAGCCATGCACAGGGCCACGGCCGGGTCGATCTTGTTGATGGACCGCTCCTTGGAGAGCCAGCGGTTATCCCACTTGTCGGTCTCGATCACCGCCGACATCAGCGCGGACACAAGGACCGGGTTCCTCTTCAACCGAAGGCGGCCCTCTAGCAGGGCTTCCTCCAGCAGGTTGAGCGAGCCGGGCATCCACATGCCCTCCGGTGGCGGCTTCCGCGCGGCCTTGGCAGCCTCGACGGCCGCCTCCAGCGGCTTGCCCTTCTTGGTGCCGCCCTGCGGGTGCTCGGCGAACGTCAGCGAAAGCCCGACCTCCTTGGCTTCATCCTCGAACCGGCGGAACACGTATCGGTCGTAGGCCACCAGCTCGATGGCGTAGTCCTGGTCGTAGTCGGCCAACGTCTGCGCCACATGCCGGAAGCTGATCGTCTTGCCCTGCGGGGCGTTCAGATGTCCGGCATCGATCCACACCCGGTACGGCAGCTTGTCGGTCAGCTCGCGCGCGGCCACAGTGTCGCCGGGCGTCCATGCCTCGATCCAGGCATCGAAGGTCGGCTTCTCGACTACGCGCTCCTCGCCCTCCACCGTGATTGTCACCGGCACGCTGCCGGTCTGGACGACGAATGCCGCGGCGGTCAGGTCGCGCACCTGCGACAGGTCGAGTCCGGAGAAAACCCGCTTTCCATGGTGCTCGGCGATGTCGAAGTCCGCCAGCGCCGGTTCCAACGTCTCACGCGTCATCCACGCGGTTTCCGCATCGGTCCAGACGCAGAAGTTGAGGCGGAGAATCTCGTTGAGCTTGCCGGGAATCTGCTTGGCTAGGGCCACGCGGGCCTGCAAGTATTCCTCGGTGATGGTGATCCCCAGCAGCGGATTCGCCTTCATCCAGCAGCCGGGGTCATTGAGGGGGTCGTCGCCTTCGTCCAGGCCGCACACGAACGAGAACGTGCTGTCGTCAAGCGGCTCGCCGATGAACGTGGGGTCGTTGACGGCCTCCGTATGTCCTGCGGCGACCTTGACCGCGTGCTCATGCTCGGCCCACGCGATGCTGTTCCGGTCGCTGCCGGAGTTGGTAATCATGAACAGCAGGGGGGAGCGGCGGAACTTGAAGCCGTTCTCCATCATCTCGATGATCCGGCCGTCCGTCATCTCGTGCACCTCGTCCGCCAGGACAAAGTGCGGCCGGTAGCCGGAGCCGGTCTTGCCAACGTCGCGGGACGCGGGTCGGAAATAGCTCTGCGACTTGTGGTGCGCGATGTTGTACTCCCGCCCCTCGCCGCCCGAGAACTCCAGTCGCTTCATCAGCGCAGGCGATGCCTTGACCATCTTGACCGCATCGCGGAACAGGATGCCGGCCTGATCCTTGTGGGATGCCACGGCGTACACCTGCGCGCCGGCCTCCTGATCGGCGCACAGGCCAATCAGCCCGATCCCGCCAGCCATCGGCGACTTGCCGTTTCCCTTGCCCTCTTCGATGTAGGCCCGGCGGAACCGGCGCGAGCCGTCGGCCCGCTTCCAGCCGAACAGGCTCCCGATCTTGAACGCTTGGCTCGGGTGCAGCTTGAACGGCTTACCCTGGAACTGGCCTTCGCTCAGGCGAAGCACCTCCTCGAAGAACGCGATCTTCTTGTCAGCCGCCTCCTGGTCGAAGTACAGGCCGCGCTCGGCGCCGTCCTCCAAGTCCTTCAGGTGCCGGCGGCAGGCATTGCGCACATGCGGGCCTGCGATGAACTTCCCGGCCAGCACACCCAGCGGGTACTCGCCCGTCCGGCACTTAGCCGAAGTGCTTTTCGTCCTCGTCGTCGTCCTCGCCGTCGCCATGATTCACTTTCGTCTCGTCTACGGGCGTAGCTCCCAGCTTTGAGAGCAGTGCGCCCAGCGCGTGCATCGCCGAAATGCCGATATCGGGATCGGTCGCCATACGTGCACCCAAGATGCAGACCTGGCGCAGCAGCAGGCGGTGACCTGCGTGCAGCCAGGGCATGTTCTCGACCTGCTCGCGCCACACCTCGATCTGCTCTTTCGTCATCCCCTTGTACGGGGGGCCGATGGCGCGCACCTTCTTCGGCGTCTTGCGGTTCTTGTGCCGTTGCGGGTTCTTTGCCGCCGCGCCGGAGACCTTCGCCTTTGCTGCTGGAGTCCTTGGATTCGCCATCGAACACCCCTCGCCTGGGGGTCATATTTCCAACTGTGGATGCGAAAGGTTTGGGGGGCGCACGTATCGCGCGGCGTTCAGGCTCGAACTTTTCACCCCCCCTCCCCTTCTCGCTCCGGTTCCTGTGGATAACTCGGCCTGCGCCTCCGCCCTATCGGAGCGGCCACCCATCGGCGTCACAGCCAACCACCACGCTCTCCGCGTTCCCGAAGCCTCCATCCTCCCGGGCCGTCTTGCGGCTATGGCACCCGATGCACAGGGTCCGCAGGTTCGATGGATCGTTGTTGTTCGGGTCGCCGTCCTCGTGGTCTACGTGCGCCTGGCCCTTGTTGAACACCAGCACGCCGCACGCCGTCTCCTGGCACCGGTACTCATCCCGGATCAGGATCGTCTCGCGCAGGCGGCGCCATGCCCGGCTGTTGGTCGGCAGCGCACGCTTGGCCTGCCTGTTACCTGCCAGCCCTTTGCCGGCCATCAGTACGGGTTCCCGTCCAGGTCTGTGCGCTGCGGCTCCGGCTCGTCGTCCACCGGGTGACCGGTCTCCTCGCCGAGCAGCTGGGCCACCGACTGCACCAGCAGGCCGACATGGGTCGCCAGCTCGCCCACCTGCTTGGCCTGCTCCTCGATAGCGGTCACCAGCCTCTCGATCCGCGCAACGGCGCAGGATCGGGACTGTTCGGCCAGTTCAGCCACCGACGCGGCACGGGCTGCGGCTTCCGCATCGATGCGGCCCTGCAGCTCTCGGGTGATCGCCAGCAGCTCGAGCGAGGTCGGCACCTTCACCGGATGCCCCATCTCGTTGTCCATCACATCCTCCCGCGCCCGCGGCGCTTAACTCGCGCGACCAGGCCGCGCCGTATCCACCACTCCACCCGCTGCCAGTCCGGCTCCATGCCCGTAACCCGGGCGAACCACACCAGAGCGCGCAGGTACCAGCGCACCCACCAGCGCCAGCCGATGGATGCTGTGACCGTCTCGGACATCAGAACTCCTCCACCGCCCAGCCGCCGCCGTCCTTCTTGGGGCGCACGCGCACCGCGATGAACCGAAACGGGTACTGATCGGCCGCGATCTTGATCTTCGCCCTGGCATCGTCCTGCCAGAACCCTTTCACCTCGTGCAGCTCCATCACGCCGTCCGCGGCCAGGACTGCGAAGTCCGGGGTATAGAACGTGTTATCGGCGAGCCGCAGCTTGATCCCCTCGAACCGGTGCCACAGGATTTCCCCTGCGTGCTGCAGCGCGCGCAACCGCTCCGCATACGCCGCCTCGGTCTGGTTCATCTTCCCGGCCTTGAGCCGGCCGAGCGCGAGGTGACCACCGCCGGCCTTGCGCTTCACCGGTCGGGAACCTCGATGGCACAGCCAGCGGCTACGACCGCGCGCCGGGTGTCGATCAGCTCCCGCTGGAGCCACCCGATCCAGGCGTCGGCCCGGTCTCCTCCTGCAACAAGATGCGTCGCGCCTGCCCACCGAAGTTCGGCGGCAGCATCTTGTCCTCGGGCAAGGGCCGCAGTTCCACGGGCGCCGGGTCCGGGCGCAGCACAGGACCACTCCGGCCGCAGCTGCACAGAACCGCGGCGCAGAGCAGCAGCAAGATCACGTTCGGCACGGTTCGCATCATTGAGGGCCTTCTGGTAGCGGGTGTCGTTCTCGTGCCGGCTCTGGGCCAGCTTCTCGGATGCAGCGCGCGCCTTGGCGGCCACGGCGGCGGTGGCTTCGGCAAGCTGCTGCAAGGTCGCGGCGTGCTTGGCGTTCTCGGTTGCGCGGGCCTGGACCTCGGCCTGGTACTCACCGCGCCAGTGCGACCCGCCCCAGCGGTAGCCCAGCGCCACCAGCGCGACGGCCAGCGCCACCACGAGACCCCAGCGGATCAGGTCCGCATAAGGGCGCAGCGGATCGAGCCGGGCGAGGATGTCGGCACGGCTCATCCGAAAAACCCTCCCCACCAAAGCAGCGCAGCGCCCAGCGCCACCCCGACGACGGAAAGGTTCGCGTTGTACGTGCCGGTCTTGGGCTTCCCGTGCCTGGCAATGTCCGCGCCGAGCGAGACACCGATCAGCACCAGCCAGATGATTTGCGGCGCACCCATGGTCAACCCTCCCCGGCGCCGGTAGCGAGGCTGCCCGGGGCCACGTCGCTGGCGATTCCGCCGGTCCGCACGGCATTGGTGATGTGGCCCACGACGGCGCCGGGGTGATCGTTACGGTGTTGCATGTCAGTCTCCTTGCTCGGCCACGCACTTGGCATGGCGCTCCTGTTGTCGGGTCCAGACGCCTTTGCAGCCCTTCGGCCCCCAGCTCTGGGGGAGCGAGCAGTCCCGGCCGCCCTGCTTCCTCCACGCCAGCAGCGCATCGCACGCCGCGCGGTAGTGGAACGCCTGGCCGGCGGGCGTCTTGGCCTCCACGGTCGCCAGCAGATGACGGCGCATGCTCGACTGCCGCCAATTTCCGATCCCGTACTGGCCGATGAAATCGACGTACAGGTCGAACTCGCCCTGGGTCAGGGACACGCCGGGGATGGACGCCTTGAAGCGCGCCTCTTCCTCGCTGTGGAGGTTCCGGGCCAGCTCGGCAGCGCGCGCGCGGGTGATGGGCGCATCGGTCAGCCGCACCGGGCGGCCGTCCTCGTACCGGGTGGAGCCGTGGCCGATGGTCGGCACGTCGCCTTTCGTCGGGATGTAGGGCTTGTGCACCACCTGCCCGTCGGCCCGAACCACCGTGGGGCCGTCGCCCTCCTTCGCCACCCAGCCCGCGAACGCCGCGATACTCAGGGTCAGGCCCACCGCCAGCATGCGACCCGGCCCGCCCTTGGATTCACTCGCGTCGGCCATGGCGGTAGCTCTCCATCAGGGCGGCATGCTCGAGGGCTTCGCGCCGATCACGTTCGGCATCGCGCGCCGCTTCTCGCCGGTCCTTGCGCCGGGTGTAGTACCACTGGATCAGCAGGCCCACGATCATGCCGGCGATACCAGCGAAGGCAGCCAGATCACTCGCGGACAGGCCGCCAACGAATGCCGTGCTGCCACCGACGATGGTCGATACCTTGCCCACGGTGATGAGCGTTGCGTCTGCATGCTCTTGCACGGTCTTGTCCCTGTAGTTCGCCCGGTTCGGCATGTGGTCCTCCCGGAATTTGAAGCCCGCCGCGCCACCGGGACGGAGGAACCCGGTCGGTACGGCGCAGCGGGCGGAAAAGAAAAAGCCCCGCCGTCGCCGGCAGGGCTTTGTCGTGGTTCGCCAGGGCTTCCCCTGGGTGTTGAAACGATGTCCCACGCCGGGACATCGTTTTCGGCTATGCGGCGCGGCTAACAGCCAGGTCCAGCCGGGCGCCCAGCGCGCGCAGCGCGTCGGCGATGGTGTCGATCTTCGTTGCGTGCCCGAGATCCACAATCCGGTTCACCACCTGCGGCGATGTACCCATGCGGCGGGCCAGCTCCGAAGGCGTCACGCCCTGGGCCAGCATCTCGTTCAGCAGCAACGCCTTCGCAGTGAAGCCAGCCGGCAGAGAGATGCCGACCTCGCCACGTCGAGGCTCCGACGGCGGCGGCACCGGCCGGCGGTCCTCGAAGTAGAACTCCATGGCAGTGGCGAGGGCATCGGCCGCCATCGCAATGGCTTCCTCCCTCGTGTCGCCTTGAGTGATCGCCTCCGGGATGTCCCGGAACGTCACCACATAGCCGCCGTCCTCCGGCGCCAGTTTTGCGGGATACAGCATGTGCAATCAGATGATCCCTTGCGAGCCGAAGGCGCCGCCCCTTACCGGGGCGGTTCCTCCAATCCTAGCTGCTTGATGATGGCCTTCCGTGTGCCTTCCCTCATCTCCGCAGCGTGTCGGGGCAGTGTCGATTGCTTCCCTTTGTAGTACAGCTTGGTGTGATTGGCTCCTTCCTTCATCACCACGCCTTGGGACTGCAACCACCGCCTGAACTCGCTTGTTTTCATCAGCCTCCGTTGTTGTTTCGATGGAGGCTAGTTTACACACTTTTGTGTAAATGTAAACACTTTTGCTTAAATGGTGCCCGGCACCGCAGCCGGCTGGCTCTGCGAATGGGTCCGGTGTGGGTCGACGGGCGTAGAAGGTCCGATCACCACCGCTGGCTAGGCGATTCCGGCCATGGCGGTAGCCGGTGCACTGCCGCTTAGGTAGCAGCACGACGCCAGCCCCAATCGCCTCACGGCGAGAGGAGGGGTTTTCGGCGCGGTGGTGATCGGGTTGAAAAGAAGAAGCCCGGCTTGTGCCGGGCTTTCGTCGCGTGATGGTAGGAATGTAGGGCCCAAATCGCGCGGCTGTCACCCGCGCACTACGCGGCCGACTGCTGGAGCGCGTGGCAGAACCTGTTCGCTGCGCACTGCTCCGCCTCAAGCATCTGGGTCAGCAGCCAATCCACCACCTCCGCCCATCCCTCCCGGTAGGTCGAATCGCCTACGCCCAGGACTGCGGCGCGCTCGCGGTTGCTCAGGCGTTGGCCCTTCATGTAGCCGATCGCTACCGTGGAAATCTCGGGCATCCGCTCCTCCAAGCGCTCCGGCCACAGCCGGTCGCGGGCAATGGCCACCCGCGCCTTGAGGATCTCCAGGTGTCGCACCGTGCGCTCCTCCCGGTCGCGGTTGAACCGAGCCATGCATTCGGCAATGCCCCAGGTCGCGCGCGCGTCGGCATAGTCCTTAGACCGCCGGTTCCGCTCCTCCAGAGCCATGCGCGTGATTCCCTCCAGCACCCGCAGGATGTCGCCGCGGCTCGGGTCGGGACCGTGCAGCAGCTCCAGCAGGTCTCGGCCAATGCCAGCCGGCACCATGCCCAGCGCCCCGGCGATGTCGATATTGCTCAGTTCGACCACGCCACCGCCGGCCGCGCCGTCCAGCCTGGCAACGGTGGGGTTCAGCCGCGCCAGCAGCTCGCGCACGTTGTTCATGCCGCTCTCCTTTGTTCGATCACGTAGGTCTGTTGCTCGATCAGCTCGTCGTCCGAGCCGTAGGTCTCGTGGAACACGCGCGAGCCGTCAAGCAGGCTCGGGCCGTAGATCGCCCGCATCCACGCGAAGGTGTTCCCCTCCAGCGGGTGGCGTCGGTGATGCCAGGCGCACAGCGCATACCCGAACATGTGCCCGCGGCGGACGTTGCCGCTCTTCGCGTGGTTGTAGTCGCAGCCGATCACCACCAGTTCTGGCGCCAGCAGGTCGGCGGTGACTAGCGCCAAGCACGCCATGCAGGGGCCCTCCTTCGCCGACACCATGCGCTCAGCCTCCGCCGCAGTGGGCGCGCCGGTCGAATGAGCCATTGCCATCAGGTACCGCCCTCACCGTCGAATCCAAGCTCCCGGGCAGCGCGCGCCATGGCCGCGGCCGCGGATTCGCGGTTCGACACCACCGGGGCCGTGGGCGGCACGTGCGGGAGAGCCGGCACAGCGGCCGGCAGCGCGCCGCCGGCCGAAACGTGGCGCAATGCCTGGTCGTATGCCGCGGAGGTCATGCGCGCCTGCTGGTAGCCGTCAGCGGCGTTGAACGCGTGCAGGTCGATCATCGAACGCACCAGCACCGAAAACGGGCTGCGATCCTGGCCGGGCCGCATCTCCTGCTCCACCTGGGCCAAGGACGGGAGGCCCAGACACAGCGCGCGGAACTTCGCCGGGTTCGGCGGCCACTCCAGCCCTGCCCTCAGGCACGCCGCCATCCCATCGGCGACCTGCCGCGGGAGCAGCCCCTTCAACGCGACCAGCCACGTCTCACCGGCGATGGTCAGAGGGCCGTGCGCATGGGCCGGCGCCTTGCCGTTGTCCCGCCCCCACTTCCCGGGGAACATCGCATCCATGCGCTCCCACAGGGTCCACAGCGCCTCGATGGCGCGCGGGCTCGCATCAGCCGACGACGGAGAACTCTCCGTCGATGACGCTGCCGGCCGGCTCTGCTCGTCCACCTGGGCCTGCGCGGCCAGCGCGGTTACCACCGTGGCGGCGCTCGTACTCGGCCCGGAGCTGGGAGACTCCGGCGGCAGAACCTTGTGCAGCTGTTCCATGGGCATGGCCTCCTGATTTCGGGATTACGGGGAGCGACAGGCCGGCGGCCATTGCGTCGCGGAGGGATTGGTTCATGTCCCCGCCGGCGTCGGCGATGGACCGGAGCATGGGCAGGATCTGCATCCAGCCCTGCACCGACAGCGTTCGGTTGATGACCCGGCGATGGCGGACGAACTGCGCCATGACCTCGCGGTCGAGCCCGGCGGGGAGCTGACCCAGCGGCGCCAGCTCCCGGTCGATGTCCGACTCGGCCAGCCGGCCCGACACACACGCTCGCGGTGTGGGTTGCTCTTGGTTGCTTTTGGTTGCTTTTGGTTCGGGTGCAATAGCTGTTGCACCCTTAAGTGCCCCGTTTTGCACCCTTAACGACGCCGTTTTGCACCCTTTAGTCCCCGAATCTGCACCCTTACCGCCCTCGTTTAAGGGTGCAAAATTTGCACCCTTACGCTCAGCGCAGCTCGCGCGCCCTGCATTCAGGTCGCCTTTCTCGGCATCGCTTTTTAAGGGTGCAATTTCTGCACCCTTAATCCATTCGGGGTTGATGCGGTACTCGCGGGGGCGCCCGGCGTAGCCCTGCCCGGCCAGTCGACCACCCGTCCCGGCATTCACCAGAACGAGCCACCCGGCCGCCTGCATGGCGCGGAGCTGGTACTGGACCGTGCGCTCGGACTGCCGCGTCTTGGCTGCCAGCAGCGCCACCGAGGGGAAGATGTGGGTGCCGTCGTCGTGGGCGTGGTCAGCCAGGGCCAGCGCCAGGAGCATTTCGCCCCCGCCCGCGTGGTAGCGGTCGAAGACCATGCCTGTCATTCGCGCGCTCACGTCAGTTGCCCTCCGCCTCTGCCAGCTTCGCGTAGCGCAGGTTCTTGTTGATCCGATCTTCGAGCGAGCGCACGCGGGCGCGCTTCACGGCCAGCATCTGCCCCGCTGGAACGCGGTCCTGCAGCAGATCGTCCAACTGTGCCTGCAACTCGGCTGCCGTCTTGCGCAGGTACTCCGACCGCTTGCCGACCCATTGCGCCGCCGGCTTCCCTGCAGCGCGCGCCCGACGATCAAGTTCGGCGCGCAACTGCTGATCCGAGTAGCGGGCAAGGCCCACCGCCCGCGGCTTTGGCTTCGCGTCCTGACTCATCGCTGGTCTCCCAGCAGGGCCACGAACCGCCGCTCGACCGTCACCGCAGCGATGATCACGTCCTGACAGGCGTTCACGATCTTTCGGGCATGCGGGCGGTCCCGCTCATCGATGACGCCATCCGAGATGGCCGGCGTCAGCGCGGTCACCAGCTGGCCGAAGTCCGCCATCAGGCTGCCGATCCCGGCCGTGTCCGCATCGGGCGCGATGTGCGCCAGCCGGACCGGCAGCATGCCCCGCCGTGCGGCCAGGTCGCGTTCGCAGTCGCTGCGATACGGCTCCGGCAGGCTCAGCACCCAGGCGTCCTCAAGGTCGGCCGGCAGGGTCTTCACCGTGCCATCCATGTAGCGCCGCAGCGCCTGGCCGTTGGCCTTGAGCGCATCGGCCAGGTCGTCGCCCTCCCCCAGCCGGAACGGCACCGCCTTCTTGTCCCGCATGTGCGGCGCCACCAGCGCGAAGTAGTTCTCCGCCACCTGCATGGCGAAGCTGTTGGCGTTCGTCGCGGTCTCGTTGAGCAGGCGGTGCGTATAGGCGTAGATCACCTGCGAGCGCGGAGGCAGAAACTGCCTCCCCAGCTTCATGCCATCGGCAGCTGCGCCCGGCAGACTGCATCCCATGGACGGAATCGAATTCATGTCAGGCGGTCTCCACCGGGACGATGCGGGCGGCGTCGGGGTCTTCGGGCTCCTGCAGCACAGCCGCGGCGGGAGCATCGGCGAGCAGCGCCTGCAGCTGTGGCGAAGCCGGGACGATGGCGTCGTCCGCCCACCCCTCTACGGTTTCGCGCGGCAGCTGCAGCAGGACGGCCAGGCTCGTGTCGCTGGTCAGCGCCAAGCGTTCCATCAGCGCGCGCTTCGTGATGCCCTCCTCCCGGAACACGTCGGGCCGGAGAAGCTCCAGGTACTGCCGGCGCGCGTCCGGGATTCCGTTCTTCCGCCAGTCGCTAACGGACGGAGCCTTGACTCTGCACAGCCTGGCGACCGTCGCAGTGCCGCCGAGCGCATCGATGATCTGAGAAGGGGTTTTGGTGTCCATGGTGCCGAAGCTTAGGACTAGCTAAGTCCGTGGTCAATAGCCAGTCCGAAGCCAACCCTAATTAGGCTTAACTAATGAGCACTCTCGCCGAACGCCTTTCCCTCGCCATGTCTCAGCGGGGCATGTCCCAAGCAGAACTTGCGCGGCTGTGCGGCGTGAGCCAGCCAAGCGTCCACGGCTGGCTGAGCGGCAAGGCGAAGTTCCTCCGCGGCGAGAACCTTCTTAGCGCAGCTGCGGCTCTGGTGGTCTCCGATGAGTGGCTCGCCACCGGCCAGGGCCCCATGGAGAGGCGCCAAGCACCCGGCCCCACAAAGTCTCATTCCGCGCGACCTGACCCGGCGATCCTGTCCGCAACCCAAGATTTCCTTGAGCGAGCCTTTGCTGCACTCGGCAAGAAGTTCTCACTCACCGCGGAAGCCGACCTGTTCGCGGACGTCTATGAGTGGGTTTCCGAGGACGACAGGCCGATAGATCAAAGAAACCTTGTGGACTTCGCTCAATGGCGGGCGAAGCGGGATAGTCACAGGGAGCGAGATGAGCAAAACGGACACACTGCTGGAAAAGTTGCTGGAGCGGATCAGCGCCGCACCGCCGGCTGACAAGCCGCTGGCTGATGTTGGGGCACTTCGCCCAATGGACGAGATCACGCGGCAGAGTCACATCCGCATGATCCGCAGCTTGACCAAGGCATACCGGCAGTTCGGCTTCCAGCTTTTGGTGGACCAGGCCACCATCGGCTGCGCGGCCATCGAGGACCTTTCCGATGCCGACCTGCTGGCGCTGCATCGAGACCTCGACCGAGCACGGGAGTGCATTACGGACGGGGTTACGTTCGAGGATGCCGGCCTTCTGCGCTCCATGCGTTGACCACGAGCTCGTAGCGGTGTCCATCAAGCCCCACCCCAGGTGGGGCTTCTCTTTTGGCCGGACAGGCCCCGATACCCTGAATCAATAGTTAAACGTTCAGCATTTTTGCCAGAAACTTAGCCTCTCCTATTGACTTGGAGATTAGCTAGTCCTAACTTTGCGCCCGTCGCCCCAAGACCAGCCCATCCCGGGCCGGGGCACGGAGACCGCAAATGTCCGGCACCGCCGCGCTCCCGCAGCGCCGCCCCGCAGTCGCAGTGCTGCGCGAGGCCACCAGGTACCTCCTCGCCTCCCTGCTGCTCGCCCTGGCCGGCTGCGCCGCGCCGGTCCACCCTGAGCCCGTGTCATCCGCCGTACTGGCCGTGGACGGCGAAGTCGCCATCCCGGCCGACCTGATCGTGACGAGCCCGCGGATCTGCGCTGCGCTCGCGGTCTACGACCTGGCCCAGCACGACGACTGGGGCCTGCGCGCCACCATCGCACACACCGCCTTGAACGGCTTCCGGGCTGCTGATCGCGTGCCGAACTGCGCCGCCGGCGTCGGCGCCGCGCTGACGCAGAATTTCGAGCCGCGCCGCTGGCAGGCCGCGCTCGATGCCGTCGACGCCGTGACCAGCGGCTCCTACTCCGTTTCCCCCGACGCATGCACCCGGGCAACTGCGGTTGCCCCCCTGTCCTCCGTGGTGAACGCCGAAACCCCGTCGGCGGCCCGGGTGCATTGCGTCATCTACGACCTCGCGTTCGTCAGCGCCGCGCCCTGACGCGGCCCAGGAGAAGCCCATGCAACGCATGATCAGCCACCCCGAACCGATCGCGCCCTGCAGCAAGGGCCACGCCGCCCGCCACATCCATGACCTCCGCCGGGCCTCCGCCGGCGGCGGACACGGCATCGAATGCGCCTGCAGCCACACCGCGCGGCACCCCGAGTACGAACGCGCCCTGGCGGAATGGGAGCAGATGCACCAGCAGCGGGCCGCGCGCCGCGCGCCCAGGACGCCGCGCAGGGTTTTCCCGGCTATGCCGCAACTCCAGCTGTCGCTCTGAGGTGGCCATGTCCGACGACGCCCAATCCGCCCTGCTCCTGGACGCCATCTCCAAGAAGCCGATGACCGCCATGGAGATCCTGACCGAGCTCGGCATCGCCCGCGCCAGCGCGCGCGTCTACGACCTGCGCCGGGATGGCTATGTCATCCACTCCACGGCGGTCGTGGTCCGCAACCGCCGCGGCAAGCCCTGCCGCGTTGCGCGCTATAGCGCGCCGACCGCACAGAAGCTCCTCATCCCCCATCTGCCGGGCCGCGCCCGGTACACCCATCGCCCCGGCAAGAAGGAAGCCAGCCAATGACCACGCAGCCGAACACCAAGTGCACCTGCCCCAGCGGCGACGGGTCGCTGCGCTGGCCGTGCCCCAAGCACTCGCCCGCCGCAGCGCAGGAGGCGGTGGTTTGGCAGTGGCGATGCCCGCGTGCCGACACGGACTGGAGCGACTGCGACAAAAGTCTGTATGACGAGCTTCGCAAAGCTATTGGCGGCGAAGCTGGCGAAATGAACGGGCTGCGCTATGAAGTTCGCGCGCTCTACGCCGCCCCCGTCACCGCAGCGCCGGCCGATGCCGAAGAAGATGCCTACGTCATTGGGCAGACGACCAAGCTGCTGGCCGAGATCGCAGTGATCGTCAACGGGCCGGAGCCTGCTGGCACCCGATGGAGCTACCACGACCTGCCAGCAAAAGTGCGGGCGCTGGCAGGCACCCCCGCAGCGCCGGCCGATACTTGGTTCGCCGACCAACTGGCGGCGATGGGCGAAGTGATCCCGCTCGACAGCACCCCCGCAGCGCCGGGGATCGACCTTATGCGTCGCATTCGCCTGCACCTTGATCGCGCAGCCAGCGTCAACGGCGATATGCAGGCGGGCGCCTTGCTGGCCGAGCTTGACGGTGCGCCCTGTGCGACGCTGGAAGAACTGCAGCAACGCATGGCCGACGCCAGCCCCAAGGGTGCCGCTCCCGCGTTCCAGGTTCCCGCCGGCTGGTCGCGGGTGCGGACCGAACCGACGGCGGAAATGCTTGATGCCGGTATCAACGAGATCGACTACGACGGCAACGAAGTCACCGACAACGTGCGGAACGTGTGGCTGGCGATGATCGAAGCCGCACGGAAGGACAGCCCCAAGGGCGACGAACCCCGCACGCCCATCGACGGCTGCACGGAATCGAACTGCCCCCGCTGCCGCACCCACCCCGACCACCGTGGCGACATGGAGCATGCTGGTATCGGTCGGAGGCCGCCGCAAGACAGCCCCAAGGGCGGGAGCGAGGCCGAGGTGATGCAACTTCGGTATCAGCTCAATTCCCTGCGCCAGCTTCTTTCCGGCTTCGACATCGCCGTCCAGAAAAACCCGTTGCAACCGCCGTGCACCTACTTAGAGGAAGTGCGGCTATCGCATGAGTTCCAGCCGGGTTGCGGGCATGAGGTCGCTGCTGCGCTGCGCAATGCGTTGAAACTAGAATCCGAAGGAGCGAAGCAATGAGCCGCAAAGAATGTACAACGCCGGCACCAGTTGTCGTGGGGGATTGGATCGCTGACGCCCCCGGAATGATTCACCCAGAGATCGCCAAAGTCCGCGCGGTGTACTGGGACGACATCGCTGGTGAGTGGGTCGCCGACCTTCAGATGTACAGCCGCACCGGTGGACGTCGGCGGTTTGAGCCTGCGGTGCCGATGAAGGCATGGCAGCGGATCGAGAAGCCCGACTTCCCCGTCAGCACCGATATGTCGGGCTTCCGCGATTGGGGCCCGTATCTCAACTATCTGCCGGCGATGCAGGCCAGCGATGCGGAGGTGCGGCCGTGAGTGCGCGCATTCCCTACGCCCGCATCGGCGACGACATGGACCTGCCACCAGGCAAGACCTGCGGGGACTGCGTCCACTGCCGGCGCTGCACGGCGATCTTCGGCCATATCCCCGAGGACGAGTCGTGCGATTGGAGCCCGTCCAGGTTCCGGGAGGCCCAGCAGGCCAACAGCCACGGCGCGGGGGTGTCGGAGTGAAGATCAACAAGATACTTCTCGTCGACGCGCTGATGGGCGCCGCCGCCGCCCTTTCACCGACGCCGCTGGCGCCTGCCTCCTCAACCCGCGAGCGTGACCAGCTGCCCCGCAAGTTCACCGACGCCCGCAAGGCCGAGGCCGAAGCGAAGCGCCAGCGCAAGGCTGCCAAGCGCGCGAAGGAGGCCCGCCATGGCTGACCCGATGCAGGTAATCGCCGAGCGCAACCTTCGCAGCTATGTTGAGCGGCACGTCCCGGAGGGTCCAGACCGACAGGCGGCACTCCGTTGTATCGAAACGCTGGCCGGCCTGCGCGCCGCGCCGGAGGGGCCGGAAACGCACTACCACTGTGCTGATGGCATCCATGGGACGTTGCGCCGGCTCAGGCGCTACGCGAAGCAGGGCGACAACAGGAACAGCCTCCAGGGGCAGACCATGGAGGAAGCCGCCGCGTTCATCGAACACGCGCTCGCCGCCCGCCCGCAGGGGGTGAAGGATGGCCGGTGATATGCCAATCGGACTGTGCGCCGTGTGCGACGAGCCGCTGGACCTGAGCGATGCAGGCATCTGCAAGACCTGTGGCCAAGGCTTCTGCTGGGCTGGTTGCGGTGGGTGGTATGGCGGCGAACATGCCTGCCACAACTGCGCGCCGGAATTGGTAGAGGAGATCGGCTGCCCGCTATGCGGCGAGCCATGGTGCGACGCGGACTGCGGAGAGGAAGCGGACAGCCCGCAGGAGGCGAGCGATGCGTGAGGTATCACTCCGCAGCACGATCCCTTTCAATCAGCCTCTTGGCAGCCTCTCTCGCGGCCTCGATTCCGGCGGCCGTAGCCTCAGTAACTGTCCTGAAGGTCTGCGGCACCTCAACTTTCAAAATGTGGCCTATCTCCATTCCGAAGTGCACGTAGCCAACCGCTCCGAATGGTCCTCCGTCCCCCCCAGTACGAACCGCCATGAGCCGATAGGGTCCTTCCGTCTCAACGGACATTGGCCGCCCCAAATGTATGTAGGTGTGATGCCTGTTTACGCCGCTCCGTGCCGGCCTGCAAGCGGTATTCGGCTATCCGTAGTGGAGGGCTCTAGCGGTGAGTGCGTACCGCATTAGTCCGGCCATGGTGAAGGCGCTGCGCCGGCTTGCTCACGGGCAGAAGGGCCTGGACGAGGAGACCTACCGGGCGCACGTCCGGGCGGTCGGGTGCGAAAGCACCCTGGACCTCACCCGGCCACAGCACGCGGCGCTGCTGCAGCGCCTGGTCGCCCTCCCCGACAGTCCGAAGGTGCGCGGCAATGCTCGGCGCGCCTGAGCAGCTCGACATCTTCGGCTTTCGCGCTCGGCGCCTGGCCGAAATCAACCGCGTCGCCGCCGATGCAGCGCGCGTCGCCTACAACTTCCCGGCCTCCGTTCGTGAGGAGCGGGTTCTGCACTACCTCGCCGAAGCGGCGCGCTACGACGCGCTGGCGAACCAAGCAACAGGATCGATCGAGCCATGACGACCACTACCGTTTTCCTGCTACTGGCAGAGTTCGGCACCGGCCACATCCCGCTGGAGAAGTGCTGCCATCACTTCGGCATGAAGCCGGAAGAAGCGAACCGGCGCGCATCGCGTCAGTCGCTTCCTGTACCGGTGTTCCGCCTGGGCAGCCAGAAGTCACCGTGGCTAGTCGCTGCTGACGTGCTGGCCGCCTACATCGATGGGCAGCGAGATGAAGCTATGAAGCAGTGGCAGAAATTACAGCGGGCATCATGAGAGAAGACCACAAATCAGGGATGATTCACCCATCTGACAAAGTCAAATCTTCGTTTAGCGTGGACATGAAGTCCCATTCCGTGTACTTCACCGAATGTATGAGGTCATCGACGGTCCAAGACTGGACGCTAACTACATCAGTGATGAGATTTACCCCGAGGCTACGCGCATATGCAATCCGCGTAATTTTCTCTCCGTCAGGAATCGGATTGGGTACAGTCTTCTTGGTGAAATTCCCAAGGGCACCCTCCACCTCAGCGACATCATCTTCACGATAGAGAACAACGGTTACCGCTAGATCATATGGCGGATTGAGGCATGCTATTTCCGAGGGAGAATGGTAGACCTCTTCGCCAGAATCATCCTCGCTACTTTCTGCAATCTGAAAGTAAACGCCTTGGATCTTGTCGCTGAACTTATCTACCACCCATTTATAAAGACTGATACCAATCTTTGTTTGCTTCAATAGGTCGTTAAACGCATCAGGCAATTCAACCCTCGTATAGCTTCTACCCAACCAGGCACTAAAGACCTCCTTGTTCCGAAGAGAAGGATCGTTTTTTGCATCGACGATGCGATAGCCACTGGGATGTGTCTCCGCCAGTCGCGCGCGAGGCACCCAAACACGCTCTTCGATGCGCAACTCGAGCGCCAGTTCCTCACCATCCGGACCATAGGCCACGGTATGCAATATTCGAGGGTGAGCGCCGCCTTGGTACTGACGCGACGACTCGCTCGGATCAATTCGGCGAGCGCCCAAAAGTTCCACCAATGGAACTTTCTCTATGTCGCGGCTCTGCACATTGCAAGTTTGGCTGGCAACTACGACAAAGGGGTGGCCAAAATCTGCCACCCCAATTGCGAGTGCATCAACAACACTACCCTGCCACCAATCATGTTGGGCAATCTTAGTTAGATCGGCTAAATCAGCCTCAGGCGGAAGGGAACTCGGACTCGAAGGCACGAGATCGAGAACCTGCGCTTCGGGCGCGGCTTGCTCCTTGCTGAATATTTTCCTCAAGCTCTGAAAAACCATTTCTCAGACGAGCCAGTAAGTCCTGTTCAGCTAAGGATAGCGAAAGAATCGACTGAATTGTTGATCCATCAGATAGTGGCCTATTTAACAGCTTCATAGCCGCAGAGCGCTCCTCCCTCGTAGCTAGGCTGGAGAGGGCTTCGCGGAAGACCGCGATCCGCTCAATGCGACCAGCACGCGGCTCTGAGTCACCATTCATCCAAGCATAGAATGCCTTGCGGGTAACACCAAAGAGTTCGGCAAGCTTGGAGATGCTTGCGTCCGTATGGAACTTGAGCCATTCAAGATCTTGAGCCCAAACCGGACCATCGCCTGCCGCGTCCTTGTCTGCCGCTTGAGAAGCGCCCTCAAGCTTCGAGATTGAAATTACGAAAGACTTCCCGTCAGCGCTTACCGCAGCCTTAGTAGGCCCTTGAGATGCATGAACACCACCTGCAAACGCTAATGCGAGAACACCTGCACAGCCAAGCCCAAGTCCTGTCGTGGTAGGAGAAGCAGCAGCGCGATGCACGAACGATTTCCGCATCTCGCCGCTACTTCTATCGATGCTGTATGTCCCTGTGCTCATTTCCTTTCCTCCTTCCAGAACTCGAACGCCTTGTCGGTACAGATGTTTCGGAAGTAGTCGTTACAAATTTCGTGCATGCGACGAATGTAGCCAGTCACTTCAGCGCTATTGCTAACCTTCAGGCCAATTTTTGATCTGAAGGCATCAATGTCTAAGGAACCCTCGTTGTCATTCAAGCAAGGCACCGGCGCCTCCGTTCCTGGCGATGGCTTTACCGTCGCGATGTACGCAGATAGCAGATCATCAGCGATGACGTAAGAAGAGGCACCAGTAGTCAATTTAACGCGAAGAGTAGCATCACCTAATGCATACAAATGATTCGATGATCCTCCAGTGAGCACCCCTTCGAATCCGTTCCATGCTGGCTGGAAAGGAAGCAGGGAAGCGTTCACATACTGTGATAGCTTCTCTTCGGCCCGTGCCGGCCTAATGTGGTCGACGTACCTGATCCCTGCAGCTTCAAGATCCAAGTGCTGGGCCAGTCCAAGAAGTGCATCAAGTGCGCATTGAAAATCCGCGCAAAAGTCGTCGAAGTGACGGTACTCCTTAGCTTGCAGTGCCAACCCGCCCTTCCACAGCTGAAACGCCCTTGAGCGGTCCTCGCTCATGAAGACAAAGCTAGCGCTGCTTTGGCTTTCGTCGAAATCAGCAGGATCAATCGCGATCTCTATGCCTTCAGCGCCAGCCTTTAGCTGCACCTTCGACATCAGTGGAAAGCGATCGTAGACCCTTTCCTGAATGGAGCCTATCCACGTTGGAACAGACTCCCTAGCGCGGAACCGGACACCGCAGACGACGAACACCAAAGGCGCGTTCTTCAGCACACCAGCCCTATCAACCATGACACACTCAACTAAACAGTCGGTGAGAAAAGTATACAGATGAACTGTGTAGTAGTGGGATGAAGTGGGTACTTTAGGGAAGTGAGCAGCAGAACCAAGCATTCCAAGACCATGCAAACACGGCTTTAATGCTACAAAAGTGCCACGAATCACTCTGCTTCACAGTGCAAACTATTGATATTTATGATTAATTTTTAAAACTTCATCCAGTCCATCATCGGGGCGACGGACAGGCGCAGGGAGGCGGCATGGCGCGGGTCGTGGTTCGGCTGCAAAACGGAC